GACCTATATCACGCACAATCCTAATTTCATGAAGTGTTGGCATCTCATTATCTCCGTCTTCCGGTCCTCGTGAATTGTTCTACATCATCAAGTTCTTCCAACTGGGCTAATCCACTACCTGCATTATAAAGAGTTGTAACTTCATCTGGGGTGAGAACACGGTCGAATAACATAACATTATTAATTCCGCCATTAGTATAGTTGGCCGCAACTTTTCCCATCCCCAAAGCATCCGTATCAACCGAAAGGGTAGACGTAAGTACTATAAAATTCCAAACACTTACAGACATAACAAGAGCCTTAGCAACACCATTAACCGAAATAATTTGAGTACCAGTAGCGAACCCACCCTCCTTTACAGTACCAAAGAGTGAATAGATATAATTTGTTCCATCCAAATCTATAGGATAATCAACTCCCCCCACACTATCCGGCTTATACCAAAAAGCAATAGACATAACATCTTGAGAAATATCTCCTACATCTATCCACCCATCAGTATCAAGGTCAAGTCCACCATTTATTATTCCGGATATATTTCCTGTATCAGTATTAACTGGTACACCCCCATCGGTATACGCACCATTATTACTTCCACCTTCATCCAAAACAACAGCCGATGCTAAATTATCATTACATGGCCACCAACCTACACACCCTATTGCGTTTGTACTCATCTTATCCCCTAGTATCCCGAAAACTGAGCAGTTACGTAATGACCAGACGCACTATCAATATCATCATAAAGAATCCAAAATCTATCATAACCTCGAGTATCAAACTCAATAGTCACAATACCATCAAGAGCATCGACCCCTGTTTTACTGATAGTCTTATTCCAATACTGAAGAATTGTAGCAGCAGCACCAAAGAACTCCCCATCAGCATTCGTTTGTCCACCAGCAACCCAATCTATATCAGCCATCATAGCTACTTCAAGTTCACCAGCCCGGGCCGCATAGATATTCATTGTTGCTGTATCACCATCCGCCTCAAACATAGTCCGTATTTCAAGATGATTAATACCAGAATTCAAATCCACCCGGATTGGGTCCACAACTACATCGGTTTGGTCTACCATATTAGTCACAAGTCGTTCTGCAACAGTACCTGCTGCATCAGAACCTGCCGTAGAAGGGGTATCCAAAAGGGCAATTCCAGCCCTATATGTCTGCCATTCATTTCTTACCGTGTGTATTAGCACGTTATTCTCCTTAAACTTAATTCTAATTCTCTTCTTCGTCCCCCATAGGGTTATAATTTCTTACACACCTGCTAGGGAGACTTGTGAACTTGTTCTAGTTATCCACCTATTCATATTACGTTTCTGGTCGTTCTGTTCCTGTTCGGCAGAGAGGCGGTCTCGTTCTGATTGTCTAAGGCCTCTAGCTGCTTCGGGTCCAGATTGTCCACCAACATTACTGAACATTAGTTTTAATGTTTTGGCCCGTTCCCTAGTAAAGTTTCCTAAGGAGGACCCCAAATTCATTACGTCTACGAACGATGTCTCTGATGCATCTGCCCACTGACCGATAACAAACGTCCTATGTACTACATGAAAGTACATAAAAAGGGAGCCCCGAACATCTGCCGGGAACTCCCTATGTATCCAATCAAGTATAGGTGGAGATATCAGCCGGTGTTCATTAGACCGTCTACACGCCAAACCAAACATAACTGACTCCTAATTTGTTTAACTATCTGTTGCAGGTGTCAACAAGGCCGCACTCGCCACCTCAGCATTAGTATAGTAATTCTGGGCACACAAGCAAGCAGTCTGTGTTAATGGGGATGTCCCATTTTTACCGGCGTGCATGATGTTTCCGATTACTGCACCAGTTGTTGCAGCATTTAATACAATACATGTTCCAGTAGTTTCATCAAGGTTATTCATGATGTTATCACGAATCATTACACTCAAGCTTGCAGCAGCAGAACCTGTAATACATGCGGCGGACCAATCACCGTGGAAATAGTTATCGGAAATTTGAATCCGGGGTGCAGCACCTACTAAAACGATAGCATCAGAATTTCCACCAAGAGGAGTACCAAGGAAACGATTACCCCTGATAATAACGTCCTCACAAGCAGCAGCAATGCTAATCCCAATCAACATTTCTTGGGTTACAAGAGTCTCACGGAATTCACAGTTCTCAACAGTAAGTCCGTAACAATTGGTAGCCACGGTAATACCCGCCGTAATACCATTTGTAAACTGACTAATGAAAACAAGATTCGCAAGAAGTACATTCGGGGATGTACCAACAAGTTTTACACCAGCAGCAGCAGCAGTTGAGAAGGTGAACGTAGGACGTTTAGTCCCTCTACCCATACCTATGATGGATACGTCACCCTTATCTACACAGAACTGACCAGTCGAACTACCTGAGGCAGTCGAGGTGGCAGTAATGGTTTCAGCATGGGCCGCAGCCACAAGGATAACATCCCCTGCACCAGTCGTACACTTACTTACAGCATAATTAACTGTAGCATAAGGTGTAGTCCACGACTCACCCCATGTCCCGCCAGCCGTATTGGAACCGTTTGTACTATCTACAAAAAAAGTATTGCCATTAGAATGTCGGTCGGCCCCTTCCAACAGTCCATATAGGCCATACTGTGTTGCTTTATCATAAACATTCATGTTAATTCTCCTACTAAACTAGACTATTCTATATTAACGTTACTCATTGTCGATAGCAGGTATGATTGCCCCACTCTTGGCATCCTCACCTACGACATAATTCTCCCAAAGGAACATGAGGTCGTAACCAGTCATCGCAGCCGCCATACTTGTCGTTCCGGCAACACGGTTATCAGACACAACTCCGGTACAACTTGCATGGAGTATTAAAGTTGCAGCACCCTGATTAGTCAAGATATTGCCTTTGATAATCATTTCTGTACTTGCTGCTGTAGCAAGAGAAAATGCCGCGGCAGAATAAGTTCCTTGGGCTACATTTCCTATGAGGCGACATCTGTCACTACCACCAGCAAACGTTACTGCACTTGCACACCCACCACTCGGGACGGTACTGAAGACGTTGTTACGAATCACAATATCATCCATATCCGCAGCCACACTAATACCAATAACCATTTCAAGAGCAGCAGCATTACCATCTCGAATTTCACAATTTTCGATAGTACAACTAGTTGCCCCGGTTTTAACGTTGATTCCAGCAGTTATGTTAGCCAAAGCTGAAATAACCCGTACATTACTAAGACGGATATTTGCAGCCGTAATATCTATTGTTGCACCTACATTAGTCCCTAAGGAAAAAGTAGGACGTAATTGACCTGTACCAATTCCAATTACAGTAATACCTGCTACGTCAAGTGTACAAGGATTAGCTGTAGTAAATGTTTCGGTATGACCAGGTGATACTAAAATTACGTCACCCTGACTTGCAGTACAAAGACCTACTGCATAATCAAGAGTCGCCAAAGGCTTCTCAAAGGAGTGCCCGTGCTCGGTATCATCCGAATCAAGAGCATTTGAGGACCCAGAATCTACAAAAAGAATCTGGGATTCGGCTAAAAGATTTACGCCTAAGTTCGATAGGTAAGGCATTATCTGCCATCCGTATTTAGAAATTAGGTCACTCGTTAAAAAAGGATTTGTTGCAGCCATAATTTATTCTCCTAAACTAAACTAAATACTAGACTATTCGTAGAGCCCACGAGGAGCGAGAAGGAGTCAGAAGCCCACTCGCTCCCCAGGACCCATATTCAATTACTACTACGGAATCAAAGAATGCTTCTGGGCAATCTTAGCAATGTGCCCCAAAAATTCTCCTACGTCCATAGCCTTTTTCATAATGTTACACATTTTACAACAAGGAACTATATTATCCGGCGTATAGCCTTTAGAGTTATCTACTCTATCTAGACCATTACGTTTGAATCTACCGTTTCTGTGCCAATTGCTATGGTAATGTTCGCCCGGCAATGACCCACAGTAGAAACAATTCTGAATAATCAAAGACCGAAATACGGACTTGGAAAGATTAAAGACCACGTTTTTAAGCCGAGCATGTCTACGGTATGTACAATACACTGCGTTAAAGGCAGCTTCGCCCTCAGGAAGACGACTTTCCTCTGCGGCACGGTCCTTTTGGTAACAACCACAACTCTTGGTATTACCCGAAACCAGACTATCCGCAGAAGTAACAGTTATACTTCCACAATCGCATTGACATTCCCAAAGAACACTCCGCTTCTTGGTCCTCCCCACATCCCGAAGAACTACTAGACGACCAAAACGTCTTCCAGCAAGTTCCAACTTATTAGACGCAGGCCGTTGTCCCGCCAAATCTGTATGTTTATATACAATCTTTTCCATAGTATTTGTCGTAAGTCCTTATGACATCGTCGCTTCTGTCAGACCGGAAAGTTTGACTCCTTTAACATCAATCGGACAAATCAAACAGTACTGCCAGAAGGGTGCCTCAAGTAATGCATAAGGTGCACCACTCGACGCATGAGCAATCTTAAATACACTGGAACCACCAGCCATCGGAACCAAGAACTCAACCTCGGCACCAATACGAGCATCTGTTCCACCCACACGCGGGGGTACATACCTTTTGACATTACCATTGTTGAGTTTCAGTGCGTACAGCCTTTGGGAAATACACATCGGACTTACCATCCAACGAAGTACCTTACCATTAAAGCTATAGTTGACATCATCCCAACCACCTTTAACATCGAGAGCCTTACCCTGTCTATCATAGAACATCCTGTTGTTAGCCAACTGGGGCTGTTCCAGATATTTAAGGGTTACACCCATTGTGGTAATTATGGTATCGAGGGTTGCACCCGGGAAGGCGTCTAAAAATCCACCAATATACCCGTTCATCACGGTATCGGTAAGAGGACCATTTACGGCCACAACCTTAGACTTAAACTGGCTATAGGTATCAAGGTCAAGAGCAGCATCAGTAGCACTTCCACCCATAATCTGACCAGAACTTGCCATCCAGTCCTCGAGGCCCCAAGTCTTCTGTTCACGACCACTTACTGTTGCACAGCCACGTAAGGCAACCCACATATAGTCTGCTACCACAGCAGCACCACCACCGTAAGTACCCATATCGGTACCGGCGACAGACGCAAGAGTAATTGTACCTGAGAAGTAATCCACATCCGCAACAATAATCGGGTCGTAATGGGTTGCCCCAGAAGCCGTATAATTAAAGACATCCGTAGAATCCGTATCTGTACCGAACTCAGGAGTTCCACCCGCAGTTGGGGCAGTCGCATGAGTCGAGTCAGAAACAATATCAACCATCATACCTGTCCTGAAAAAGGATGTCCGACCTGAGCCAGCCAATACCGTAAAGGTTATATAGCCACTACCATCGTTCGAAACGTCAGCATCGGCTACTTGAGCCAACACGTTATTGCTGGACATGAAGAAACTCTGGGCCTCAGTAATTGCACGCAACTGGCCAACGGCCTTAATGTCACGAACAACCTGCTGAATCTGAGACGACTTCAGGGCATCACCACTAAACCATGTAGTAGGAATAGTAAAGTTACCTGTAGTCATACCAAGAGAAAGAGTTCTCTTCAAGCTACTAGTATGAGGAGTCTGACCGGCACCCGGGAAAATATCCCAACCAGTACCCGACATATTCTTCACCCGACTCTGTATGTAAGTTTCCGAATCAACAGTTTGAGTCATCGCACCACCGTTCGGGTCTGCATTCTGGACCAAACCAGCGAGGCCGGTAGAATACAAATGCAATACATTCCAGTCACGTCCGATATCACTACGCGTGACACTCAGACTTGTCTGGTCAATATACTTGTAGACCGGGGCTATCTCTGGTAATGATTCATTAATTGTAGACGGTAATTCCTCCCTGAGAAAATTATCAAGGGAGTCTATAGCATAATTAACAGCCATATTTGCTTCTCCTTAAATTAAAACATATTCAATAAACATTTAGACGTACCTTGGGTGTCAATCACGGAGAATCATGCAACATGCTTACCTACTTAACGGTCTAATTCAAGGATACTGGCCCGGTTAGGATACCAATTCCTCATTTAGGACCGCCCCATCGCCTTTTTTGCCCCCTTCACCAGCATTTGCTGGAGTCGGTTTACGGCATTCTCTTCATACTTAGGCTCGTCGGCGGCTACCCGTTTAATCGGCTCATCCGCTAAAACCTCAGGAACGAAACCTGACCCGGCTGGTCCGAGCCCCACTACTGGGGGTTCCCCGGCTGCCTTGGCTGGAGTACCGAATGTATTGACTCGAGTCCTTACGGTCTGTAAAACACTCGAAATCATATCGGGTCCAAACTTCTCGTTTCCAAGAATCCTGCGACTTACACTCTCATTTGCCATTTCATAGAGCACGCGTTGGACGTCAGCCTTAAGCTTCTCATCCGTAACGCTATCTACTATTTTACCTAAAACAGAATCTTTGTCAACCCCTGCTTTGACTTCCGACTCAATTTGGCTCTTAATTGTCCCTAATTCCTGCTGTTCCGCGGCCTTAAAAACCTCCCTAAGTCTAGGACTCAACTGGTCTAACGTGATATCCGCAGGAGGCGAAGGAAGTACAGGATTTTTTTCTATATTTACTACTTTATCTGGCACTTGTGCCCCTTTCTGTTTGGCTACTTGTTCTTTTACTCTTGCAATTTCGTCAGGTCCTGCCCCCATCAACCCCAAAAACTCTTCGACTTCTTCCTGGGTGGGTGCACCAGTCCTGAATTTCTCTCCTAGCTCCTGTACTCTCATTCCCTTCTCAGCAGCCTTCACCTGCAAACTAGCCGCTTGGAACTTCTTCTGAGCCCCAGCCGCCTCTGATGCCTGCTGCTTGAGCTCCTCAAGAGTAAGGGACTTAACCTCACCATCAACTGTTATTTCGTGAATGTCCCCTGTAGGTGACTTAGCAGGGGGGTCTTTTGGCGGGTCTCCACCTCCACCCGGGCTTCCACTTAGCGGGTCGTCTAGTGGTGTGTCATACCTGGCAAATAACGGTTTGCCCCATAAATTTCCTGTCAACATTCTGAATCTCCTTTGTCTAAAGTTACCCCTGACCTACAGGGGACATTTTACTATTGCGACTGACTATCCATTTGGCCCATCATTTCTTCCTCTTCGGCAGCTTCTTCTGGGAACGGAGCTTGGTCTGGCATTCCCATTCCAAGAGCCAACAGATGTGCTTCGTAGTGTTTCCGGAAAGCATCCCGAACAGTAGGACTAGCCTGGTAGAATTCAGGCCTAGCCATAAACGCCTGTAGTATCCGCAGGTGGACCTCATGCATATCAAATTCATTAAAGATAACTTGGCCGGTCTTCTTCCCATCACCAAACAGAATTATGTTCTCGAGCATCGCCCGTCGGTAATTCTGCCATTCTCCTTCATTACCTACTGGTAAGTCTAATCCTTTCTTGCGTGCCATCACCCTATACTCGAACATGTCAATTGTACCAAGGGATAATGCCTCCTTCAGTTCCATCTTCTCCTGCTCCTTACTCTTTGGGAGCATAGCCCGTACTGTAATATTCACCTCATCTGGATGGGGAATATCGTTTTCTGCCAGTTCCATTGTCCCCTCATCCGCATTAAGAGTAATTCCGGCTAGAGAATCATCTAATAGGGTGACTTGTATCATCTTCTCCCGAGGCCACTTGATAGATATAATATTCAGAATAGCCCGATAGCAATTAGTTATGGCTCGAGCGACAGATTCGGCAGTAGGAGCCAACGGGGTATTACTCACTTCGTACAGAAAACCTAGCCCAGCCTGAGAATCTACACGACCGGGGGCTCCACCACCCATCATCTCGGTAGGCTGATTTGCCATCCGGTCTGCCAGCCCTGCCCCGACCTTTATCATGTCGATGGGGCCTGAGCCCGTATTAACAGGAGTTAGGGCAAAAGGCTTGAGTTCTGGCACAGCGTAGTCGGGTTCATACCTGACACGCTTAAGACCATCAGACCCCCTCATAATTTCTGTAGGAAGACCAAGGGTAGTTGGCTCGCAAAGAATACCATACGAATCGGTATCCTGGATATTCTGGAAAACACGACCAATTGTATATTCAAGCTCCATATTTATCGGAAGCTGGATACTAACAAAACTACGACCCCAGAATCCACCAGTGTCAATGTCATTGCAAACTTGGGCTGGCATGTATATCTTGGCGCCAGTCTCCTGATAATCCTTCGAGTGAATAAGCTTACCGCCTGCCAAAACGTCATATCGAGCCAGGTAGCCAGTACTGGTTTGCATCCACGCTTCAACGAACTCTACAACTTCTACCTCTGTTTTATCTGCTTTCTTTGGGGTACCCTTACTCACCATATTGGATGGCTGATAGCTACTAACGTCTACGGTTGAGACAAAAGTAGTAAATCGGTCCCCAGCATTGGTAGGAATCTTCCCAACTGGTAACATGGATACATTCATCTCGGCCCAGACCTTTGACTTCGGACCGGGGGCAATACCCAACTGCTTTATCCAATCCAAAGGCACCATCCGGGTACGGGCCAATCCTCTAACGTCCTTACTTTCGAGGGGATTGGGGGGTATAGGTATCAATTCCCACGGCATCGCCACATCTATGCCCACATCTTCCCCCTCATTCCAAACAATAAATCCCAACAGCCCATACTTGGACAGGGGCCCGAATGTCTGGAGCTTAAGGTCACTTATCTTAGCAGGAGGAACAGCGGCGTCCAGGGCGACCTGGGCAATACTAGCTTTTCTGAGTCCATCAAGTCCGATACCCTTCTTCTCTACCTGAGGAGAAAGGTCTATCCGCATAAGACGACCCAGTTGTGCCTGAAACTTACTCACAATATCGTCATAACGAAACTGAAGAGTTCCCTCACTATCTGTATACCCGATATCCACAGTCCCCGTCTGGTAGTTTATGTCCGTAAAATCACGCACCCCCTGAAGGTAGTAATGGCATAACCACCAAGATACCTCGGGAATATGCCGAGCTTGACGTCCAGCCTCAACTAGATTGTTCAGAACCGTCTCTCGCTGGTCCTTATCTGCCGGTAGATAAATTTCATACGCCATCTAAATAACCCTCACTATGCCTAGTTTCTTGTTGCACCCTGCCTAATACGTACTCCTGTCACAGCCTTCTCCAACTCCGGCGATACCAGGGGAGCAGCCACAGGAGTCGTAATCCCCTTCAACTTATCTGGATAGTTTTTAGCCTGTTGTAAAATGGCCGCACCGGCAGCCGGACTCGTCGAACTCACCTTTGCAACCAATGCCATAGTTGCCAGCCGTTCAAGCTCTGCTGACTGCTGACGCATGGCCCCTATCAATTGTCGAAACAGCAAATAGCCAAGGATAGCGATTGCCCCCAAGATTGCGGTTCCACCAACGACTACCATTTCGATTACCTGTAGCATTTCGGTTGTCACAATTTATCCTTTCTGACTTATTCTAGCGACGAAAACGACCGACATTCGGCCTTCTTATCTGGAAACCCCGTCGTGGAGGAATCCCTATTCTATCCTCTGCCTGTCCATTATATCCTGCTCTGGCTTGTTTGTCAACCAAGAATTGTATAAATTCTGAATTTATATCGGTAGTATCCAGTCCCGTAATAATCGGCACCCCTGCAATCCGAGTCTCGCCTTTTTGTAATTGTTCCATTAGCGATAGAGTTATGGGTGTTTCAGCCCCCCTCACCCCTTTACTATGAACTACAAAGGAGCTCATCGCCACAGCGTCTATAGCATCGTCATGTGCCAGCAATGCCATATCGTATGTGAAATCCTGGACCTGGGCATACAACATATTAAACGGCCATGTCTCTTTCAAGTGTGCCGGGAACTTAATCTTACCAGCCTCAAACCTCCACTCCAGAGTTGCAATACGACTCGCCTTACTCTTATCCCCCCTAACCCTCTGATAGTCTACAGGAACTATCCGGGGAAACCAACCCCCCTCTTTCCGTTCTTCTAATAGTGTACTCATTGCATCCACTATCTGGATTTGGGTACTAACTGACTCGATACCCAAAACACGAGGTTGCCACTTAAGCCCCATACTATAAATCTTATTGAGCAGGTAGGACTCTTTCGCCCTTCCCATCCACATATCCAGAACCCATAAACAATTAGCCTTGTCTATCCCCAATACTGCCATACACGAATAGTCATGGTGCTGGGAAAGGCCAGTAGCTATATCAAAAGTTAAGAGTCGGAACATCTCCCCATACAAAGTCTTGGCAGGTTTTGACACATACTCCCACGTCCCCTCCGCCTTTGAATATTCTGTATAGGTAATGGGGACATTCGACTTGAGGGGGTCACTCCCCACAAAGTCCTCTACCGTATACTCATTCGGCTTGGGCTTGATAACAAAGACTCGTTCCTGCTCACTAATAGGATTATTCTGATACTCTGCCTCAAATGCGGCAGGACCCATCTCCGCCCGCTTAGCCTCAAGAAAATTCTTATCATACTTTTCCGCCCACAGTAAGCCAGGATGGGCCGGGTCTTTCGGAGCTATCTCAACTGACGAGTATATCTGCCTATTCCAAAACTGAAAACGTGCATCACCACTGTTACAGGCATGATAGAGAAACGACCGCCTTCCTATCATCGTCCCCACCCAAAAGATACCAGACCCCTTCTCTAACATAGGAAGCACCTGCCTAAATAGGAAGTTCTCAAACTTCTCCTTCAAAAGAATAGCAGACTGTGCAGTATCGGACTCAGGGTCAAACTCCGGGTCATCCAAGATAAAGAGGTCAGGACGGGCCCCACGTTCCCTACCCGTAATACTAAAGCCTTCCATCCGGGACCCATTCATCAATCTGATACTATGCTTATTCCATATACTATTTCCACGCTTAGGTTTCTGTATCCCGAAATCCTCAAGGATAAAAGGGTTCTCCACCAACTGTCGGATAATAGTATCAAATCGAGTCTCTATCATTTTATCAGTGGCCAACGACAACACTATCCGAAAGTGTGGCCTGGTCAACAATAAGAAAAGAGGAATCTCAGTCCCCACAACATAACTCTTGGCAAATCCGCGAGGAGCCACCAGGATATTCCTGGCAAAGGCCCCCAAATCATGCAATGCCTGATAGTGAAAGGGAGGACTAGGTGCAAAATGATGGTAGAAAAAACCAGGCTCAGTAGGCAACAAATAGAGTTTACGAAAGAGGTCCCAAGCCGCTACCAGTTCCATCGGAGTACCCTGCCTACAGACAGCCTCAACCCTTGCCCTCTTCTGGTCAGCAGGAGACAGGTCCGGATACGATTTTGGCAATGGATACCACTCATTATCAAGATGGGCTTGGCGATACTCATGTGGTGCTATCACCGGAGATTGTATGTCTACAAATTTATCCACCATAACTACTATGAGTACATGGCCCCTCCTTAAGCCCCTCTTCTTTATCTTCTACGATAACATCCTCAGTTGAAACCACCGTATGCTCACCATCAATTATATCCTTGCCACGTGCGATTGTAATAGTCCCCACACAGTCTAATGGACAATCCTTACCGGTACCGCATTTAATGTCCCCTGTAGGGGGCTTAATCCTACATGTGTGTTCTCTGAGGACTGATAGACTACGCTGTCTGAACGGACAGTCTCCATAATAAGTCGTCCTAATTACTGGGGGCATGAGTATCCTCCTTCTTCTTTAATGCATTCCGTAACTGCAAACTGAGTTCCTGATGCACAATATCTTGTACGATATGGTAGGCCGTCATAGCAATCAAAACCCTGGCCGACCACGAAATATTCTTTACATTATCAGTCAGCATCATCCTCAAAGCAGGAACCCTATCCTCTACATATCCGGGCTCTTGAATCGTCTTTAGGGCAAGTATCACAGGGTCAAGTCCACACCGCCAATTGCGATAGTTCGGGAATGCCTCAGGAACTCTCTCACACAATGCCTTGAAGACAAGTGCAATACTGGATTCCGAACAATACTCCCTAATCCGCCCGCTAAGAATCTTCAACTCACTCGTTGGAGTCGGGGGGATATAGCCCAACGATTCTATACTACGGAGATTTATAGGCTCTGTCGCTAGAGGCAAGTCCTGGGAAGATGGTTGGATTGGGATTGTCGGTAATACTATGTCCGGGTCCTTCCCCACCGTCTCGGCTATCATTTGAGGAGTTATTTCCTTTAGGCCCCCCACTACCTTCTCGTCCTCCGGAGTCAACTGAACCTGTTCGTATGGGAGAAACTTCTCTAGATTTTTGGTCGGGGGCATCTCCATCTCCGGCTGAACTTCCAGGGGCTCGTCGGTCAGGGCTTCCACCGGCAGGGGGTCGTACTCTGTCATTATCCCCAGGTCCATCAGGTCGGCTTCCGATATCATCCCGTCGTCCTCCACTATCGGGCTGGTCGAGGGCTGTTCCTGTGCTTTCTGTTTTTGTGTCTCCTTCTTTTGGAGTCGGCGTGATTTGGCTTTTGACATGTTTCGTCGTCCTTTCTTTTAGGTTATCTTCTGAAGTTAAATGACCTGCAATTACCTGTGTCGAGAATACTGTCTTGGAGCCGTCGGCACCCGCTTGTGTTTTGGAGGCTGTAACCAATAGGCCACTGTGCTTGAGTGCTTCCATCCGCCTCTCTCGCAATTCTCTAATGGCACGTAACTGGAGAGCTTTGTCATCAGAGTCTCGAGCCATCTGAACAAGCATTTGGGTTTCAACATCAGGCGTCCATCCCAATAAAGAATAGTTCTCAAGGAGACTAGATATCCCATCGAAACTAAGCAGGGTCTCTATCTGCTCCTTTGTTAATAGGTCTAAGTCCGAAGAAGGCCGTTTGATTGAGGAAAGAGAGGACTCGGAAGGAGCTAGTAAGGCTGCCTTGGAGTCACAT